GACGATTTCCAAAACATTGCGACTTTTTTGAACCGAGTACGTCCGGTGCAACCCGGCATCAAGGAGCGGGGATGAACGGACACTGTTCTACGTGCGATATTGAAGCCCAATGCGGCTACAAGTACAAGCCGTGCGACTGCTGCAACTACCGCAAGTTCACGCCAAAGACGGAAGACCCGCAGCCTAAGCAGCCAGCCAAGTCTGCGCCATTCACGCGCAGCCCCGCCAGCGATAAGACTTGGTGCGGCTATGTCGCAGGGATTATCGGCACTTACCTGACCCTGCCGGATGACAAGGTTGAAGCCATTGCCGCAATCATTGAACGCAGGCTGTGGGCGCTACCGGCACCACCCCCAAAGGACTGACATGAACACAGAACTATTCTGGTTTTTGCTTGGGCTGGTGATCGGCTTAATTGTTTCCCATTTGGTGTTGCAGTTTGCCTATCGGCTGGGAATTGTGAAGTATTGCGGAAAGCAAAAGGAGCAGGGATGAACACAGAACAACTCAAGCAGGCCGCGATGGCGGCAACGCCGGGGCCGTGGCTTTATGAAACAAGCAAACGACCCGGATCAGCGGGAAACTATCAACTTATTCTTTCCGAGGATGAAAATTCTGTTGCTGAGTGCTACGGCACTGATCACGAGGATGCCGCTAATGGCAGGTACATCGCAGCCGCAAACCCCGCCACCATCCTGGCACTACTGGAGTGCGTAGATGCGCTGCGGGAGTGGCATGAAGTTCACCCAAACAAAGACAAAAAACCGGGCTGGGTTGATCGAGAAATGAACGCACAAGCACGCTGCGCCAAGGCACTTCAAAAGCTGGAGGCGCTATGAGGCCAGACATTGCACAGGCTATCCATGATGCGGCGGTTTCGGATCATGTTGATTATCTTGATACCGTAGTCTGCATGCTTTTGTGTGATACGTTCATGTCAATCATCGACTGGAGCAAGGCTGCTGAACACCCAGACAGATTTGACGGATGGCTACGCACCGACGATGGCCGTACATACATGCTTCTTGTAGCGGAGGCTCTGTCATGACCCATCAAACTGACCATCCACCCTGAGCTGTGGGCAGATGCCGGAGATCCTGACTCCCCGGGATTAGCGGGGCTTGCCGTCCACCGTCTGGCCGTCGCGCAGGCGTTCCTTCTTCTCGTCGGCGGCTTCGCGTTTCCGGTCATACGTCCGATCCGACACGGCGCCCACAAACAGGCCGATCACAAATGGCGTCATATCAAAGCCCCTTCTGATTGTCTGCGCAGCGTTAAACCTTTGAGCACCCGCCCGCCCGCTTTGTTCCAGCGCATTAATTGAGGCGGCACGTCTTCCCAGTCGCCATCGTTCACCCTGCGGCGCAGTGTGCTGGCTCTCAAGTTGCCTTCTCCCAGGTTGAAAGCAAAGTCAATCAGAGCGCCGATCCTGCTGGGTGTGTCTGCGCCGGGGCACAGCTTGGCAACACCGGGGAGGAATCGCCGCTTGATGTGCCACATCAGCAGGGCCTCTGCCCGGTCTTTGGTGATCGGCGGATCGGTCAGGGTTACGCGGGTGCCGTCTTCGTAGAACGTCGCGCCATAGCCGATTGTCGGCACGCCAGCAGGGCACAGATACGGGCGCAGATAGAGGCCCTCAAACCGCCTGCAAAGCTCTGCGGCGACTTGGATGGCATCCATTACTTGCCCCTTTTGCCCAAGGTCCGATCAGCAAGGTAAATGCCCAGCGCGGCAAAGCACACAGAGGCGGTTTCGTCGGTGATGACGAACGCGCCAAACTCGTTGCAGGTCAGCATGAAGATGGCCCACGTCGCCACACCGGGACGAATCACAGCGTTCCAGGCATCCACCCAAGCGATGCCCACTTTGCGGCCCGTGGCTTTGACGGCCTCTAGCCAGCCTTCGGCCTCCATGGCATCAACTGCCGCATGGGATTGGGCCTCGATGACTTTTACGCCAAGTTCAGCCTGTACGCGGATGGCCTCAAGGTTGCGCGCGTGTTGTGATGCCTCAAGTTCGGCCTGCAACCTCATGCGCTCAATTTCGTGCGCGTGATCCTGCTTTTTGTTGACCAGCGAAGACACTTCGCCCCAAATCATGCGGAAGACAGAGCCGCCAAGGAATGAAAACAGAGCAGACAGCATCAGCGGGCCTCCTTTCTGGCCTTCCGCCGCCCAATCCCCGGCTTGATGATCTTCTTCCACAGGAACTCACACACCAGCAGCAGCGAATACATTGCGGCCATGAAGGCGGCAAAGTCTGCCCATGACGTGACCCCCACCGCTGCCCATACGCTGGTCAGCTTGGCTCCGGCAATCAGGCCTTCTTTCTGGGCCGATGTGAGGTTGGAAAACATGAGTGTCCTAGAATGGTTGAATGCACTTCGATCCGATCTTTCTCGGATGGATTGGCGCCATGCTTGTCTTAGCGCTGATCGACTACCTATGGCCCCGCAAGTAGTCCGCCGTAGGCAAGGCTTGGCAGTAACAGGGCTTGCCCCATGGGCTGTGTCGGCTGAGGTGCCAACAGGCCCGGCATGACGTTTTGCGCGGCGCGGTTGCGCATGCTGATTTCGATGTTCCGGATCGGGTCCAGCACAGCGGCTTGACCAAACGGAATCTTGCCGACCAGTCCCTTCAAAGCATCGGCCCCACGGCCAAGCAGGAGCGCCCCGCTGTTGCTGTTGTTGACCGCCGATCCGACCGGCTGGGCCTGCACGTAGCTGGCAACACGGCCAAGGCGCTGCAGGCTGTCAATTTCTTCGGGGGAGAAGAACAGGCGCAGTTTCTCAACGCCGATCTTGTTGATTTCGCGGTTCAGGCTGGATTGGCTGACCTTGCCGACTTCATCGGACGCGCCGCTAAGTGCTGCCTTCTTGATCTGGGTTGCCAGTGCGTCACGGATCACCGCCCGGCCTTGGTCGTTGACTTGACCGGCCACCAGCCGCGCTTCGTCGGGTGTGCCGTTGATGATGAAGCGGTCCGCGATGCGCTTCGGGTCAGCGTCACGGGACAGCGCAGCGCGAACCACGCGTGAAGAATCTTCAAACTCGTAGGCGGCACGGGTCGCGGCACGGGCGCGGTTGACGGCATCAATGGAGGCGTTCGGCTGCGCATCAACCGTACGCATCATGGACGCGAGGCCCTGCGTGACCGGGGCTTGCCCGAAGTCGATCCCGCCCGCGTTGGTGATCGGGCGCATGGGCACGGATTCCAGCGCCCGGCGTGCGATGCCTGCGGCTGCGGCTTCGTTGCCGCCCTTCGCCATTTCACCGGCCAGCATGGATTGGAGGTTGCGGTACGCCTGCGGGGTGAAAGGCTGCTGTCCGGTCTGGAATGCCGCCATGTAGTCCGTGATCGGCTTGGACATGAAGGCCATCATTCCGGTATCTCCAAGCTCGCGATTGATCGCGTTCAGGCCATCGGGATAGATCGGCATGCGGTAGCCCGGCGAGTTCTTGGCGGCATCCCAAAGGGCCTGTTCATTGCCGCGCAGGCCCTGCCGGGTGCCCTCGATGCTTCCGGTCAGCACACGGCCAGCGTCGACCGGCAGACGTCCAGAAGCCGCGCCCAGCGTGTTCAGACCCTCGATCAGCTTGGCGTTGTTCTGGTTTTCCAGGCGAGGCAGGCCGGACAGTTCGCCTTCCGCCATGTTTGCCGCCATCTTGGCAAGGTTCTTTTCCCGCGTGAGTTGAACGGGGTCAAGCGATACGGTGCCACGGGTCGGTGTCAGCCCGGCAGCGCGAAAGTCTGCCAAACGTGCCACGGCCTGCGGGTTCAATTCCTGCCCTGCCCTGAGTGCGTCCGCAAGTTCAGCCCGCAGGGACTGGCGCACGGCCTCGGGCACCCCGGAATAGTCCACACCGGCCCGGTTCAGAATGGCGCTGATCTGTAGGTCAACGTCTTGCGGCTTCATGGGGATCATGCGTTTTGCAGCGTCCCCCACGGCACCGGCAGCACGCGGGACAAGCCCACCGGCTACACCGCCAGCCAAAGCTGCCAAGCCTTGCCCCAATTGGTTGCCGCCCGCTTCTTTGGACGCCCCACCGGCCAAGCCTGCGCCTGCGGCTGATGCAAGTTGCTGGGTCGGGTTTGCGGCGAGGAATTCCGCAGCCTGACCGGCCAAGCCCGGCAGACTGGAGGCGGCACGCGCAGCGCCCGCCATGCCGCCAGCGCCAGCGACAAGGCGCGAAGCCTCCCCGATCACCCGCTCATTGGCCCCTTCCGGCTTGGGCAAACCCAGCGTGTCGGCAAAGCGGGACGCCAAGGCGCCAGCGGGCAGCGTCTTGCCGGTTGATCCGGTGATGCGGTCGGTCAGGTAGCGTAGCGGTTCGCTGATGACTTCGGCAGCGTTGCCCAAGCCCTCCAAGCCGTAGCGGGCAGTTAGGCCCAACTGGCGGGGGATGCTGTTCAGCTCTTGCCCGGCCTTGACCGCTACCGGCGTGTTCTGCTGCGCATAGGCCGCCATCATCTGCTGGGCTTGCTCTGGTGTCGTGCCCTCGGGCACTTCAAACCGTGCGATGCGCCCATCCGGCATTTCAAAGCGTGCGACTGGCATCGTTATTGCCCTTCAAAGCCAAGGAAGCGCAGCCCCGGCACACCGGGCGCCGTTGCTGGTGTCATCAGTTTGGGCGAGGTCGGCAGCGGTGCGGGCTTGTAGAACGGTGCAACGCCCCGTGCTTCGGTGCCTTCAAGCTGTTGAACCATCTGCGTGTGCTGGTTGTAAACAAACCGCGCAGCGCGGTCGGAGGCCTGCGCCAGTTGCTTGATTTCGGCAGCGGTCAGGTCGGCAATGTTCCCGGACATGGCTTTTTCAGCCAATGCGCTTTCAGACTCTGTGATCGCGCCTTGCCCGCTCATCTGCTTGCGGCCCTGCAGGGTCATTTCAGCCAGTCCACGGATGGCCTGCCGGGTGTTGGCGATGGTTTCTTGGGTGTTCTTGCCGCTCACGCCCAGCACGCTGCCAACTTGCGCCAGTTTCAGGCGCACGTCAGCCCCAGGCCCGGCGATGATGTTCCCGCTGTCCACGGCCTGAATGATCCGGGTCGCTGCGTCAACGGTCTGTGCTGCCCCGTTTGCCGCTGTCAGCGAGTCCTTGAGCATTGGCCCGACTTGCGCCGCTACGCCCTCGCCCATCTTGTTTTCGACCTTGACGCTGGTGGTCGGCGCCCCGGCTTTGGCAATGCCTGTTTTGGCGTTGATCAGCGGCTGATTCGGGACCATGGAGCCATTCGGCCCGGTCAACAGCAAGTCACTGAACGGGTTTCCGGTCTTGGGCAGCGTGTTGATCGGCGCCCCGGTGAACGGGTTAACCGCCGTCACACCGCCGCCCGTGTCGGCAAAGTGTGCCTTGTCCAGACGCTGCAGGTCGCCATAGTTGCGCGTTTGCGCGAACCGGGCCAGCGATTCCGGCGTGAAGTCTTTGGGGTCCAGTTTGTTGACCGGCAGTTCTGCCGGTGCGAACGACTTGAGGTATTCGCCCACCGGGATCGCCCCGGCACGCACACCCTGATACAGCGCCTGAGTGGCTGGGTTGACCGTGGCCCGGCTTGCGTTGGCCAGCGTAGGACCGCCACCCCCCGCAAGGGCCTGCTGATTGGCCGTAGCCTGCGGGTCGGGCAAGTTGGCGATGAATTCGCGCTTTCGCTGGTCGTCCATCATGGCCTGCCGTGCGGCCTCCATCTGCATTTGCTGTTGCTGCATTTGCATTTGCTGCTGGCTGCGCTTGAATCGCGTGTCCTCTACACCGCGCAGATTCGCCAGCGCAGCAGCAAGGCCCGCAGAGCCGCGCCCGGACAGCAGCCCTTGCGCGATTGCCATTTGGGTGTCGTCGTCCCCGAGTAGTCCCATGGTGCCCCCTTAGAGCTTGCTGTACAGCGAGTTACCGGCCAAGGCACCGCCAAGGAAGCCATTCAGCCCGCCGCCGCTGCTTGCGCTGGTGGTCTGGCTGGCCCCGAGGCCGGTGAATGGCTGGTAAGCCCCCGCCGCGTTGTTGATCGTGGTCCACGGTGCCTGTTGGTACGTGGTGCCCACGTTGTAAAGGCCTTGGCCTTGATTGAGGAAGCCGGTGTTTGCCGCTGTGAGTGCGTTCAAGCCCAATTGCCCTTGCTGCAGGTCCAAGCCCCGGTTTGTGCTGTAGAAGTTCTGCAAGGCCTGTTGCTGCGACTGATCCAGGCCGCGAGATTGCAGGCCGGTCGTGAGGTCAAGCTGTCGGTTTTGGAACCCCAAGTTCTGGTTGAACTGGTTGTTTTGCTGCCCGAGTTGCTGCGCTTGGAGGTCGTAGCCCCGGCCCTGCAAGGCCGCGTTGGTGTCAAGTTGGCGATTCTGGAACCCCAACTGCTGGCCGAACTGGTTGGCTTGGTTTCCGATCTGCTGCGATTGCAAATCAAGCCCCCGCACCGCATTGGCGTTGGATGCGTTGAACTGGTTTTGATTTTGCGAAAGCTGGTCGCGTTGCAGCCCCAAGGTCTGCCCAAATTGATTGGCCTGATTCCCGATCTGTTGGGCCTGTAGATCAAGGCCCCGGCCTTGGATTCCGCTGTTCACATCGAGGGCGCGATTCTGGAACCCGAGATTTTGGGAAAACTGGTTCTGGTTCTGCGCGAGTTGGTCGCGCTGCAAGCCCAAGGATTGACCGAACTGGCTCCCCTGCTGGGCTAGCTGCGCGTCTTGCATAGCCTGCTGTGCGGCTAGGCTTTGGTCCTGCGCGTAAGCCTGTCCCTGCAGCCCTGCGGTCGCGTTGGCAATGCTGGTGTTCGCATCGCGCAGCGCATTGGCTTGCAGCACGCCTTGACGCGATCCGCCGTAACCACCGGCCTGCATGGCTGCGTTGTTGATCTGCGGCAGGATGTTGCGCTGCAGGTTGCCCGTGACCTGATTGCTGATCGCATTGGCTTGGTTCTGCAGGTAGGGGTTAGACCCCGAGAAGCTGTTATAGAAGGCCATTGGTCCCCCGTGTGGCAAAAGGATTGGCGGCTACACCAGAGGCCAGAAGCCCCTGGCCGTAGTTGCGCAGCCCGGCGAATTGCTGCGCGTATTCCGGCGATTGAAGGTAGTTCTGCTGTGCGGTCAGCCCTTGCCGTTGCAGGGCATTCAAGCCGCCGTTGGCAAGCTGGCTCTGCAAGGTGCTGTTGACGGCAGGCAGGAGACCCCCGGAGCCGTACAGATAGGCCTGCATTTGCGGGTCTAGCTTGTTCGCCGTGGTCTTGCTTTCGTCGTTCGATTGCCCGCCCAGCAAGCCGCCAAGGATCGTTGCAGCGGTGCCGCCATTGATGCCCAAGGCGCTACCGATGGTGTCTAGGACGTTCGGCTTTTTCAGGTACTGCTCAAGGCCTGCGGGAATGGTTGCCGTGGTCGGCGGTCCCATCATTGCGGGGCCTGTCGTGGCAGGGCCGATCACGCCAGCCGCGCTACCTGTGCCAGTTCCTGCGGCCCCAGCGCCAGATATGCCAGCAGTACCAGAGGACAAGGCAGAAGCACCACCACCAAGGCCCCCAAGGGCCAAAGGGCCGGTTGCTCCAGTCAAGGCAGGATTTGCCCCAAAGCTGCCCAAGGCGCCCGGCAGATAGGCGTCACCAAGAACGGTCCCGGTTGCTGCGTTCAATGCACCCGGCAGGAATGCGTCACCCGTGCCAACGGCCAAAGCGCCCAGCGAAGTCGTCGCCGGGTTGGCGCCGAAACTTGCCAAGGCCCCCGGCATGGTGGCGTCACCAAGAACGGCGCCCGTCGCGGAATCCAGCGCCCCCGGCATAAAGGCATCGCCAGCCCCGGCCAGTTGCCCACCGACCCCAGAACCTGAAAGTAAAGAGCCCCCATAAGCCGCAGCCGCAATGGTAGCCAGGGGTCGAATGTCTTCCCACGAAGGAAGATTAGAGACAGATTGAAACTGACCCGTTCCCGTCTGCGTGCCGCTGGTGTCAAAGCGTTGGTACGTATCGCCAGGATTTGTTTTGTCAGTCCCGTAGATGTTCCATTCGGTAATTTCTCCCCGGTCGTAATTTTCGCCGCTGCCTTGTTGATTCCCGTAAATCGGCTGGTAATACATCCCATCTTTTTGATAAGTGCCGTTTGGGTTTACTTGCACAAATTTAAGGGCTTCGCCCAACCATGAGGGAGTTGCGGGAGCATTCGGGCTGCCCGTGCTGGTGACGGGTGCCGCCACGCTCACGGGCTCCGGCGCCTGCATGACCTGTTCCGGTCGCGTGCTGAAGGTCTGAGCCGGTGCGAGGTCGTAGCCCTCGCCTGCCCACTGCTGCGCAATGTACGGGTTTGACGCGGCAAGCTGCGCCACGTCCTGACCCTTGGTCAAAATTTGATAGCCGTTTGGCCCGTCGTAGTACGCCCGGCCCCCGCCCATGCTGTAGATGGTGCCTCCGCCCCACGGGATGCGCTGGCCCACCGGCAGCGCGTCAAAAGCGGCATTGAAGTTGGCTTGTAGTTCCTGAAGGCTTCTTGCCATGTGTGTTCCTTATCCGAGACGGTTCCAGGCGCCGCCGTATCGCGCATACATGCCCCTGCCGCCAAGCCCAAGAGCCGTGGAAAGCGAGGCGCTCACAAAAATGATGGTCCCGTCCGTGTACTTGGTCGGTAGTGCGCTCAATTCCTTGAGCTTCAACACGTCCTCGGGCTCTGCCTTGGTGCGTGCAATGCGCTGGAATTCCGTCGCCAGCCATGACAACAAGCCTTGATCGGCGGTAACGTCAGAGGGGATGGCCGAAGGGCTGTAAAAGCTCATCAGTACATCCCCATCGGCTCAATGTCCACGTCGTAGGACTTGAGGCGCCATGCGGAGTCGTCCAAGGACGTGAACCGCACCGCCAAGAAGCGGCCCGAGGCGAAGGAATCGACCCGGTAGCTACTGCCAACGGTGTAGGTGACAGGTGCGGACCACGTAGGCCCCTTTTCGGCGTCCATGGAACCGCCAAACTCGACCCGGATTTGCGTGCCTGCGGCAGCGTCGAAGCGGGGATACAGGGCCTTCATCACCTTGACGCGATCCGGTGCGTCGAATGCCATGCCCTCGCGCTCCAGAACGGACGTGTAAGACGTGCCAGAGTAGGTGCCCCCAGAATCGGCCAGCAGAATCAAGGGGCTGGTCGAGCAGCCCACCAATCGAGCAGCAGTGGGCGCAAATGGGTT